TCCGTTGGCGTCTTGAGAAAGAAACTCATATCAACCTGTCTAAACAACAGTACAGGCACCGCCTGTGGGCGCGGAATGCTTCTTTAAAAGGGCATCTCGCGACCATTGATATGAGTAAGGCATCAGATAGCTTTACCTGGAGACACATACAGCTTATAGTGCCGGAAGACTGGCACCATGCGCTTGACTGTGTAAGGACTCGCCGTTGTAACGTAGATGGCGACGTGGTTGACCTCACGAGCTATATGCTTATGGGATCTGGCCACACCTTTCCACTCCAGACATTGCTGTTCTATTGCCTTGCGGAAGCCACACGCCTCCTCCTTAAAAGGAGAGGCCGTGTATCGGTCTATGGGGACGATATCATCGTTCCTACTAGTATGTCAACACACCTTATTGCAGTTTTCAGCAGTCTCGGCTTCACGATTAACTCTGACAAGAGTTTTTACGATGAGCCTGACACGCTGCGCCCTAGCTATACTTTCTTTCGGGAAAGTTGCGGGGGTGACTACAAAGGTGGTATTGACGTTAGACCGTACATGCCCGAGTGTGACTTGCAGCGTGAAGGAAGGGTACCACGCGGAACTTTCATCGCGTGGTGTCACAAGATTATCAACGGTTTGTTAGATCGTTGGGAAGCTTGCGAGATACCTCTCACGCTCAACTACCTACTCAACGCAATCAATAGTATGAAAAGGTCGGTGTGTTTTGTGCCTGCATGGGAAGTTGATCATGCTGGTATAAGGCACTATATACCGCCGTACCTATTGATAGGTCGCGAGTGCTCATACATTAAGTATGAAGACTCGTATCCTACATACTGGCGTTTGACTTTTGTTGAAATCAAACGCGAGCGTGGGATATTTGAACGACCTTACCTATGGTACTCATACTTCTTGCATAAAGATGCACATGCAAGAACGCCAACACCCATTGAGTTGTTGAAGTTCATTGGGTCGCCTCTTACCAGCGAGGAATCGCTTGGTGTAGAGACCGTTGACGGATTGTTCTCACCATCTGTAGCTTTGGATGGTGAGGCCCGAAAGGACAGAGCAGGTGTGTACCGCTGGAAAAAGCGGGAACCAAAACGGCATTAATAACTACCGTTAGCAGAACCCGGCGTGGGG